GCGGAAATCTCTCCCTAGCTCCGAATCGGCGTCGTTCGCGGCGATCTTCGGAGGCTCGGGGTTATGGGTCGACGCATCAGGGGCATCGGCGTGCTTGGGTGCCGATCGTGGCTGGGGGTTCGTGTCGGTGTGCCAGGTGTGGCAACGTGATTGGTCCGGGTGAGCCGTGGGATTTGGATCACCGTGATGACCGTCGTGGGTATTTGGGGCCGTCGCATCGGTGGTGTAATCGGTCGACGTCGAAGCCTCGGCGGAGGTCCCGGTCGTGGTGATCGAGTTGGTTCGGCCGCGGGTGTGTTGGGTGCCTGACGCGCCGGAGTCGTTGGGTCAGCAGGCGGTGGATTTCGCTCGGCGGGTGGGGTTGGAGCTTGATCCTGAGCAGGAGCTTGTGTTGCGCGGCATGTTGGGGATCCGTGCTGATGGTCGGTGGCAGACGCGTGAGGTGGGGATCAATGTGCCGCGGCAGAACGGGAAGGGCGAGATTCTGTTGGCTCGCGAGCTGTTCGGGTTGTTCGAGCTCGGCGAGCGGCTGCTGATCCATACGGCGCACGAGTTTAAGACTTCGGCGGAGCATTTCAACCGTTTGGAGACGGTTGTGCGGAACAGCGACGAGTTGCACCGCCGGGTGAAGCGTTCTCCGAACGGGACGGTGCGCGGGTACCGGTATTCGCATGGTGAGGAGTCGATCGAGCTTCAGGATGGTGAGCGGATCGAGTTCAAGACGAGGACGAAGTCGGGTATGCGTGGTTTCGCCGGCGTGGACTTTCTGGGGTTGGATGAGGCGATGATCATTTCGGAGGCGGCGCATTCGTCGTCGATGCCGACGATCCGTGCGTCCAAGTCGCCCCGGGGTCCGCAGCTTGTGTATGCGGGGTCGGCGGTGGATCAGGAGTCGATGGACAACGGTGTTGTTTGGACGCGGGTGCGTGAGCGTGGCATCCAGGGGGACGACGACGCGTTGGCGTATTTCGAGTGGTCGGTGGATGTGGAGCACCCGGATGATGTGTCGGACGAGATGATGACCGACCCGGCGGTGTGGCGGTCGGTGAACTTCGCGATCGTCCGGGGCCGGGTGACCGAGGAGCACATGGAGTGGGAGCGGCGCGCGATGTCCGCCAGGGGGTTCGCTGTGGAGCTCCTCGGGGCTGGTGATTACCCGCCGACCGATGGGGCGCATGACATGGTGGTTTCGGTGGAGGATTGGTTGGCGCTCGAGGAGCCGGAGTCGGTGCTTGTGGACCCGGTCTGTTTGGCGTTCGATGTGTCGCCGGACCGCAACGTGGCGATCGTCGCGGCCGGGTTGAACGAGCAGGGGAAGCTCCATTGCGAGGTCGTGGCCGCGGGCGCCGGCACCGGTTGGGTGCATTCGCGGCTCGTCGAGCTGTACGCGAAACACGATGTGGAGCAGGTGGTGTGTGACGGTTACGGACCTTCGGCGGCGATTGCGCGGAAGGTCGACGACGCGGGGATCACGGTGCGCCGCTTGGACTCGATGGGGTACGGGGTCGCGTGCGGCATGTTCGCGGACGCGGTCGGCGAGGGACAGCTTGTGCATTTGGGGCAGGAGGAGCTGTTGGCTGCGGTTCGTGGGGCGAAGGCCCGTCCGTTGGTGGACCGGTGGGCGTGGTCGCGTACGAAGTCGTCGGTGAATATTGCGCCGTTGGTGGCTGCGACGTTGGCGCACTGGTCGGCGGTTGAGTGTGCCGTGGGCGAAGTGGCGATCTTCTAGATGGGTTTCCTTAAGACAGCTTTGGCCGGCAACTGGCCGGGGCAGCAGCATGTCGCGAAACGCGAGGAGCCGCAGCCGCTCGAGGGCACACGCATGGATTTGTTCAACTCGATCATTCCGAACTGGTGGGCTCAGAACGTCACCGGCACGCAGTTCTATGGGACACCGGGTTTGTCGGATCAGGTGTGGGTCGCGAATCGTTGTCAGAAGCTGAATGCGCAGGCGATCGCTTCGATGCGGTTGGAGTGGAACGGGCCTTCGGGGACGGATGAGCCGGCGTGGGTGTCGTCGCCTGATCCGGGGTTGTTTCCGAACGGTGTGGGTGACGCGTTGCACGCGATCGTCGACCAGATGTACGGGTGGGGCTACTCGTTGCAGTACGTGACGGACTTCTATGCGGACGGGTTTCCGCGCCGGTGGACGGTGATCCCTTCGGGGTCGTGCACGCCGGCGTTTGAGGATGGCCGTCGGGTTTACAAGCTGCCGAACGACACTTTTCTTGATCCTTCTCGGGTTGTGCAGATTGACCGTAATCCGTCGACGGCCGCTCACGGCACGCCGGCTCTCAGGGCGTATGCGCAGGTGGCGTGGGGGCTGTTGGCTGCGCAGAACCAGTCGATGTCGGTGACGCAGGGTGGGATTCCGCAGGCTGTGTTGAAGTCGGAGCGCAGGTTGACGAAGACGCAGGCGGAGGATTTGCAGGCTCAGTGGATGGAGGCGACGTCGAACCGGAACGGCGCCCCGCCGGTGCTGCCGCCCGAACTGGACTTTTCGGTGTTGTCGATCAACCCGTCCGACCTGTCGCTGCTGGATACGCAGCAGTGGAACGCGATGGTGATAGCGACCGCCTACGGGGTGCCTGGCCCGATCCTGAACATGGCTTTGACGGGCGGGCTGACGTATCAGAACCCGATTGCGCTGATGCAGATGTGGTGGCTGACGGAGCTTTCGACGACGTCGAAGCGGATCATGGACGCGTTTTCGGCGCAGATGCTGCCGCGCGGCCAGTGGGTGTCGCAGGACGCCACGGACATGACGGTCGAGGGTTCTATCGAGGCGAACGATGACCCGCAGTTGTCCGGGGCGGCGAAGGCTTCGCCGTCTCAGCAGCCGCAGTTGGCGGCGATCGGAGGTGGCAGAACATGAGTGCTGTAGAGGACATGACCGTTGACACCGAAGGGGCCGAGAGGCCCCTTTCTAGTGGACCCGATGACGGGCTCGCGCGCCGCCAGTTCGCCGCGGAAATCGTTTCGGGTGACGGCCGCACCGTGGACGTTCGGATCGTCCCGTACGGGGAGCGGATTCAGCACAACGACGGGCTCGGCGGTGTTCGCCGCGGAGAGGTTTACACCGAGGAGATTCTGCCGGGAGCGTTCGACCACCAGCTGAACGCCGCGCACCGTGTCGTCGCGAACTATGAGCACGGGCAGACGATGGCGGACGTGATCGGACGCGGCGTCGCGCTCCGCTCGCAGCCGGACGGATTCCACGGCACGTTCAGGATCCTCAAGTCGCCGTCCGGTGATTCTGCGCTCGAGCTGATCCAGGAGGGCGTCCTCGATGGTGTGTCGTTCGAGGCGAAGTTCGTGCGCAGCGTCCGCAACGCGCAAGGTGTTGTGCAGCGCGTCAAGGCGAACCTGTTCAACGTCGCGTTTACACGGTTCGCCGCCTACCAGGGCGCAAAGGTTTTGGCTGTCCGTGAGACAGCAGACGTGATTGTCGACGAGGCTTTCCTGCCCGTTGACATGGACCCCGAGCTCGTCAAGCGGTTGCGGGCACGGGGCATCGAACTGCCGGACCGCTACCAGGCGCACCCCGCAGAAACGGACACCCCGCCAGACGGTGGCACCTCCGAAGACGGCACCCGCCAGCTGGAAGACAACTGACAACTTCGGAGGACAAAGCTATGCCAACGCAGACGGAGATCCGGCTTGAGCGCCGGGTCAACGAACGCGCCAACGTCCACGCCGCTCACGAGCAGCTGCTGAAGGACGCCGGCGAGAACGACCTGACGGACGCGCAGAAGACCGAGGCCGTAGCGCTTCGCGAGCGTGCCGTCGAACTGGACACCGAGATCGACGAGCTCGAGGCTTCGGTGTCGGCTGACAAGGCCGCGGACGAGCGGGCACGCGCGGTTCGCCGTGCGATGGCAGGCCGGGTCGACGGTGTCGACGCGGACGACGACGGTGTGGTGTACCGGACGATGGCCGCGTATGCCCGTGACGTGATCCTGACCGGCCAGGGCCGCGAGGTGTCGAAGATCGCGGCGAACGTCGCGAAGCCTGACCGTGAGGCGGCGGCGCAGCGGCTCGAGCTGGCGATGCGTTCGCCGGCGAACACGCTCACCTCGGATGTTGCCGGTCTGCTGCCTCCGCAGCACATCGCGCAGATCTTCCAGGTGATCGACACGTCACGGCCGATCGTGCAGTCGGCGCAGCGGGCCGCGCTCGAGCGTGGTGTCCTGACGTATCCGCAGGTGGACGCTTCGCCTGTGGTGGCGGTCCAGGGGTCGGAGAAGACCGAGGCCGGCAACACCGGCATGGACATCTCCATGCAGACCGCGACAGCTTCCACCTATCTCGGTGGTGGCGATCTGTCGTGGCAGGCGATCAACTGGTCGACGCCGAACGCGCTCGACCTGTGGTTCCGGCTGGTTGCCGCGGACTACGCGCTGAAGACGGAGCAGGACGCCGCGCAGGTGCTTCAGCACTCTGCGTTCTCGAACAACATCAGCTCGACGATCGCGGGGAACGCGGACTTCGCGGCGTTCATGACCGGGATCGGTGCCGGGTACGCCGAGGTGTTCGCCAACTCGGGCCGTGTCGCGAACACGGTGTACATGGCACCCGACCGGTTCGGGTACCTGCTCGGGCTGACGTCGTCGGCGTTCACGCAGTTCACCAGCGTTTCCGGTGACAACGTGGGGCCGCTCAACGTCGTCGTGTCTCGCGGCATGGACTCCGGCGTCATCGTCGTCGGGGACCGCGAGGGCCTGCTCGTCGCGGAAACGGCCGGCGCGCCGGTCGAGCTCCGTGTCGTCGAGCCAGCGATCGGTGGTGTCGAGGTTGGTCTGATCGGTGCGTTCGAGGCTGTCGTCGTCGACGACGGTGCGTTCGCGATGATCACGACCGCTTCCTAGGTCACGGGAGGAGATGGATAGCCCATGACTTACACGAAGCTGATCGCGAGGCACGACCGCATCTCGATCGACGGGACGGACGTGTCGAATGCGTTCCGGGAGTTCGGACTCACCTCGCAGCATTCGGAGGAAGACGCGTCCGGGTTCTCGGTGACCGGTGTTGACGAAACCCTGCCCGGTGCGACCGCGCAGGGTTTCACAGGCGAGTTCTTCATGACCGAGGAGATCATCTCGCTGCTGTACACGCTCCACAAGAACAAAACGGTGGTGGAGATCCAGTGGCAGCCGAACGGTCTGGTGAACACGTCGGCAACGGTGTTCTACGGCAACTGCACGATCAACGAGTTCTCCCCGACTGACACGCGTGGTTCGGTGTCGACGTCGCCGTTCTCGGCGACGGTGGCGGACGAGAACGGGATCAGCAACGCCACAGGCACCTAGGAACGGAGGGACGCTGTGAGGGTCAAGCCGGGAACAACCCATGATCTGTTCGAGGAGTGGGGTGTTACCGGCGCGACCCTCGGCGTCCGGTTGGACGACAACCAAGGCGCAACATCGGTCGCCCGTGTCACCGGTTTCGTGGAGTTCCCGGCAGGGTCGGGGATCTACTACCTGGACGAGTTCACATTCCCCGACGTCGCCGGGGACTACGTGTTGGTGTTCAACGACGACGGCACCACCTACGCGCCTGACCATGTGTCGACGCGTGGTGTCACGGTCACGTCGAGCGCGCCGGACGGTGACTTTGACGGCACGACGTTCGCGGACGCCGCCGAGCTATACCCGATCCTGAACATCAGGGGGACGCCGAGCGCGGCGCAGGTCGCGAAAGCCGAACGGGTGCTGACCGCCGCGGCAGGCGAAATCGTCCGCGAGCTCGACCTTGCCGACGATCAGGCGTTGGACGGTTACGGGGTCGCGTTGTGCGCACAGGTGAACCTGGCGCGCGCAGCCGAACTGTGGAAAGAGGAAGAAACGACGTTCGGGATTCTGCTCGGGGTTGACGCATCAGCCACCTATGTTGCGCGCGACACCTGGCAGAAGCATTCGATCAAGCTGGCGACGTTGAAGGGCCAGTGGGGATTTGCTTAGA